TTACAGGCCCATTTTCTAACGAGCCTGTAATACTTAAGGATTTGTAAATCACGTAAATCGTGACTAGTTAATCTCATTCAAGATTAAACTTCACCAGTTACGTTAGTAGCACAACCAGTTATATGTGCACTAGCAAACACTTCGTTTGCAGCATCACAAATAGCGATCATAGGCTTATCATAAACTCTAGCAGAGTTTATAGCCGCACAAATATCTTGTATAACTTCTTTGTGTTTATTCGCTGCTATAGTAAGCGTAACATGATCAGCAGTCATACTAGTGTCGTCAGAATCAGCATAACCTCTAAGTGGTTTAAGTTCTACTTCCAGCTTATCAGTATCACCATGTGCTCTAAATCCTTTTAATCTACTTAAAGGAACGCATAAACTGTCAAAGGCTGTGTTAAAAAGTCCGTCAGACTCGTCCATGAAATATAAATATTTTTCTTTTATCATTTTTCTATATTTTAAATATTAGTAATTAAGCTTCAGCCGTTATTGCTATTGATGTACAAGCTATAATATTGTTACTTGCATACACTGAATTTGTGTCATCTGCCACAACAATAAAACCATCGGAGTGTACCCCATGTATTAAAGCTAGTATATCTTCTATAACTTCTTTGTGTTTATTATCTTGTATTTCAAGCACTACACGATCTCCAGCAAACGAAGTGTCATTGTTTTCGTTAACCTGACCTAGCATAGGATCAAATTCTAATGTTAGCTCGTTTACAGCAGAAGATCCAGATACGTTTGTAAATCCTTTAAATCTTTCTACTGGTATAGCGACACAGTCATTTGCCTCGTCAAAAGCGCCATCAGTCTCTTCCATAAAATATAGAAACTTTCCAGTTAAATATCCTTGATGTTCTCTCATTTTAAATTTTTTTTATGATTATTAATTAATTTTTCGATTCTAGGTTTTAAGTTTGTGATTTATGGTTTAGGCTTAATATTGTATTTAATTCTATTGTTTATCCGTTATCTGTATCAGGGTTTAATTGTCCTGTTACAACTATATCTCCAACACCAGTTATCCATTTGCTTATGTATTTTTTATTTAAATCATCTGCAATTGTTATAGCACCATCATCGTGGGGAAATGCATTAGAAGCCTCTGCTATAGCCTCCATAACTGGTTTTCTAGCTCCACTAGTTATATTTAGTGTTACGTATGAATTAGTCATTGCTTGATCGCCAAAAGCTGAGTCTCCCAAATCGTTTAGTTTACTTTCAAAGTAAATTGTAACATCTTCAGCGGCTATAGCTTGTATACCAGTTATTTTTTCTACAGGTATACTTAATGAATCAGTTATACCATCATCATCTCCTGCTGTGCCTACTGTTCTAAAGTAAAAAAATTTATTCATATTATTATTTTTATGAGAATGGAGTTGCTGCTGCAGCAGTGTGACTTAACGCCGCACGTACTCTCCACTCTGTATCTGATATTCCAATTAGTTCTATTTTATCTCCAACTAAACCACCTGTTGTACTACCGTTAAGTGTTATAATCAAATCATTAGTTCCATCTGGTGCAAATAATGTTTTAGCGGGAGATGCACCAGCATCTATATCTTGCATTATAGCGTAACCTTTAAGTAAATCTCCAGCTTGTGCTGTTATTGTTAGGTTTGATACAAGATTTACACCTATTATAAGTGTTATTCTTTGCCCCGGAGTACAATTGGGTAAAACCATAGCACCACCATTGGTATCATTAACTATATATTCAATACCACTAACTGCGGTTATACTTGAATCTGTTATTGTGGATAAAGTAGCTAACTCATCTTTTCTATTAGCTATAGTAACGGTTTCACCAGCTATATCAATACTAGCGTTAGCGGTTATATCTATACCACCATTAGCACCTGAAGCATTTAAAACAATTGCGTTTGCAACCGATTCTGTTGATGTTAAATTAATTGACGATCCTGTTGCTGTGATATCTATATCTTCTCCTGCAGCCGCACCAAGCGCTTCTATATCTATACCACCATTAAATGATTGTATTGCTATTGAATTAGCTATATCTTCTGTTGATTGAATATTAACAGATCCACCAGAAGAAACAACACTAACATCAGAAGGACCAGCACCCCCATCCAAAGATTGAATAGTAACACCACCAGTAGTTGCACTTAAAAGTATAGCACTAGCTGTGTCTTCTGTAGCTGTTAAGTTTATCGAAGCACTATTAGCTGTTAAGTTTAAATCTTCACCGTTTGTTACGGGATTAAAACTACCTTCATCACCACTGTTGTCAAAGGATCCATCAGCACTATAAACATTAACCAACCACTTAGTATTGCTTATACCAACACAAGTGATTCTTACAGATGAAGACGATATATCAGTACTAACTTCACCGTTAGTGTTATTGATATACTCTGTACTTGTTTTAGTTCTTAATTTAAAACCACTACCACTTGTAATGTACTCAACTCTCGCGCCTTGAAAAACAGCTGGTAAATGAATAACTTTAGCAGCGTTATCAGAGGTGATTGTCCAAAACCCAGTTCTTGGAGTTGCGGTTCCATCTGACCAAGATGCAGCTGTAGTTGCGGTTAGTGATCCAAGACTTATATCTTGAATAATTAAAGAGTCTATTGAAGCTATTTTTCCACCCTCTGTTGTGTCGTCATCAGTTAAAAACGAGGGTGATTGCAAGAACGCAGTACCAGTACCAACATTAAAACCAGTTGCTGAAGTATCAGCTACGTTAATAAAACCACTAAACGTGGGTGTATTATTATTAATGGCTCTAGTTATAGATTTCATTACATCTAAGTGAGTGTTATTTTCAAATAAATTCAAAATAACTTTATCAGTGGGTGAGTTTATAGTATTAACTATACTATTAAAAGACAATAATAATTTACCATCATCACTAGGGTGCATACCTCTAAGTCTACTAGCTGGAATCATTAGTGTTCTAGAATTGGTACCAATATATAACCAAACGTTTTTATTCATTGTATTTTCTTTTAATCTCTCTAATAGATATTACACACTTTTTAAAAATAGTAACTATTCAACTATAACTATGTCTCTAGAACGTATGACACGATACATAACGTCGTTATATGCTATATCATGTCCAGCAACGGCGTCATAATATACAATGTCACCTTTATTGACAATAGGTACGTCATTACCTACAGATATAATGTTTGCTTTTTTATATCTGTTTGTCTCATCTGTTTCGTCTGTTAATATAAGACCACCAACCTTCTTTGGCCCTTCTTTTATTATATCTACTATTACGTAATCGTTAACTGCTTGCATTTTCTATTCTTATATTTGATATTACACAATCTGCTGACATTACGGTTAAAGCTACACTTACAGCATTTTTAAGTGCAGATTTAGTTACTAACACTGGATCGATAATACCTTCGTCAATCATTTTAACAAATGTACCATTTACAACATTACAACCATATCCTTCTTTCATACCCATGTTTAGTTTCATACCAGCGTTATCCATGATAGTTTGAAATGGTGAAGACAATGCTTTTAGTAATACTTTACCAGCATCGCTGGTCGAAATTTTTTGAGATGCATTTAGTAGTGCGATTCCACCTCCAGGAACAATACCTTCTTTTAATGCAGCTTTGGTAGCATATATAGCATCTTCTATTCTATCTTTCTTTTCCTTTAGTTCAACTTTAGAATTAGCACCAACCCTAATAACACCAACACTACCAGATAGTGCTGCTAGTCTTTCTTCTAATTTCTTTTTGATAAAACCGTCTTTTTCTTTAGCAAGCTTTCCATTTAATTCATCTATTCTACCTTCAATACCCTCAGTCATTCCTTCTAATGTTAAAACTGTGCTTTTATCATCTGTTATACAAAATTCAGCTTCACCTAGGTGTTCTGGTTTCATAAGATCAAGATCATCACCCAGTTCTTCATTTAACACTGTCGCACCAGTTAGTATAGCTAAATCTTCAGTAGCATCTTTTTTAGTAGGACCAAAACCTGGAAGATCTATTATATTAATTTTTATATTGCCTTTTACCTTGTTCATTAGTAGCGCCGACTTTACTTGTTGTGTAACTGGTGCTACTATAAGTAAAGATCGGTTGTTTTTAATAACGTGTTCTAATATAGATTGTATTTTTCTAATATTAGGTATTTCAGAGGAGCATATTAAAATTAATGGATTATCTAACTCACATGTATATTTCTCTGTGTTAGTAACAAAATGAGGAGATGTTAGTCCGCACTCTACTTGAACACCATCAACTACATCAACATAAGTATCTTCTGACTCACTTTCCTCCATTAATACCACACCATTTTTTCCAACCTTGTCATAAGCTTCGGCTATTATCTCACCTAACTTATTATCGTTGTTACAAGATATAGCACTAACACTAGATAGCATATCACCTTCTACATCTATAGATATATTATTAAGATAATTAATAACATCATCTAGTGTTTCATTTACTCCATCTTTAATTTCTCTGATTGTAAGACCATCTGCGACCGCAGTGTCTATTTGTTTGATTAGTGCTTCTGCTAGCACTGTTGCGGTAGTAGTACCGTCTCCAGCTTCTTTAACTGTATTTCTAGCAGCTTCCTTTATGAGTGTTGCACCCATATTCTCAACCGGATCTAACAAGACTACGCTTTCTGCAACGGTTACACCATCTTTTGTTATGACCGGTTTGCCACGACCGTCTTCGTAGATAACGCATTTACCTGACGCACCTAATGTGGATTTAACGGCTTGGGCTAATTTATTCACGCCGGTGATTACCTTAGCTTTAGCATCGTCACCAAAGCTAAGATCTTTCACCAACTCACTTGGTAAGTTGTATTCCATAATGTATTATATTTTATTAAATTAAATTGTTTGTGTATTTTCTACACGTATGAGTCTAGCTCGTCTCCAGACATACCATGTTCGTCCATTAGCTTATTAGCTATAGATCGACCTCTATTGGAATTCATTGGATCTTTCATTTTAGATAGTTGTTCTAATAACTGCTCTTTAATTTTAGAGTCAGCTTTTTTAGTAAACCCACTAAACCCGGGCATTTTAAAACCTCTACCTTCTTTATCAAAAACTGGCATAATTATGATTTATATTTTTTCTTTGTAAAAACTAATGATTTTTTATTCTTGTTCTGAGCTAATTGTGTTTGCTCTTTAGTTTTAGGTGTCATAGCTATTTGCTTTTTCTTTTTCTGCTCTTGATACTTCTTTTCAGCGTAGTTTTGAGCATGTCTAGCAGAGTCATTGTATCTTCTATTATACTGTTTGTCTGATTCATTTGGTCTCTGCTTACTTTCTGGACCTTTAAGATACTCTTGTTTTAAAGTGGTAATTTTTTTTCTTTTTTGATCTTGATATGCATGTCTAACTTTTTGGTCTTTCAATCTTTGATTACCCGCCTTAATATCTCTAGTCATTTTAGCTTTAAACTCTGGATCACCAACTATATTACTCATGTTGACAGTTTTATCTTTAAGATCCGAAATTACATTCGAAGCTTTGGTTTTAAGTTTATTTAACCAATCGTACTTTAAAGGTTTTCCTTTGTAAGGAAAGCCAGCCCCACTTTTTTTGTCAGGACTATATTTCATTTTAAATGCCATAATTATTTTTTCTTTTTTAAATTTTTCTTTTTAACTAAAGGTATATCAACATTTCCTTGTGCTGAGGTATTGCTCATACCACCAAACATGCCACTCCCAAACATTCTAGCCGCCATCATTCCTGGATTTCCTGAAGTTACAGTGTTGTTTCCATCACCACCACCTCCAAACATACCACCTATTAAACCAGTGGATGCTTTTAGTCCAGCACCTATACTTTTACGTAGCCTTCTAAATCTTTTGCCTATAAATTTATGTGGACTATCGCTGTGTGACTGCCATCCATTCATCTTAAATGCCATATTCTTTTATTTATTTTTAAAGTTTTCTCTAGCTTTTTTATACTTAGGCCAGTACTCTTTAAATGTAGCGGGTTTTATTGCGTCTTTAATATTTTTATTAATTGTTTGATACATTCCTTTATCAAAAAATTTCATTCCACTCATTTTAAACGCCATATATTACTCTTTTTCTGCTTGAATTGCTTTTGCCTCCCAAGGATGGTTCTTATCTCCTTCTGGCCAACGACCATTTGGGCCATCGATTACGTCTATTCCATCAATATTCTTTCTAAAATACACTTTGTCTTCCCACATAACCCATTCGTCACCATAAGCGGCTCTACCTTCCTTTATATCTTCAATATGACTCATCTCGTGCTTTATAATTTTAGCCTCCATTTTGCTTCCTGGCTTAACACTTGGGTCGATGTTGATCGTTCCGTCCATATTTGCTTCAGCTAGAGTGCTATTTTCTAAATGTTTTCGAAATACCATAGGCTTCTCCATCGGAGTGTTAGGTCTGGTACTTCTATTTCCTAGTTTGAAAGCCATATTTTACTGTTATTTAAAGGTTTTTACCACTTTTGGGCCTTTTACGTACTCTAATTTCTTAGCAAAGTGATCAACACTGTTATCAACAGCATTTTCAGCACCCTCCATTGTCTCTCTTCGTGTGATATCCACCCAAGATTCGCTATCATTAGGCTTATTTACCTCTGTTTGGTAGTACCCGTTAGGTAATTGTGTAATTCTCCAGTTCTTTTTGTCAGCTAAGTGCTTCCACTCATCTAATTGTTTTTCTGAAATTTTCGGTTCTGTAGTATATGTACTACTTTTATAGTATATGTATGTCATTGTTTTTGGTTTTATTAATTAATTGGTATAAGGATTTTCCTTATTCTATTAGTCTGTAGTAGTTCTAATAAACAACCAAGCTTCTAAAGCTCCAGCGTATGTTCCATTAGCATCTTCTATTAGATCAGCTGTAAAGTCCCATGGAAAAAATGCAAATTCACCTGGTAAAAGTGTCATTAATCTTGTTGCTTCTGTACCACCTTCTAATGCTGTACTAGATCCAAATCCTATATAGATATGTCCAGCAGAATCGTGATTCTTTACGTATACAAATCCTCCATCTGATCCAGCGCCTAATGAAGCCGTGTAGTAGTCTGCTGCAGTGAAAAGAACACCGTGAGTACCATCTACGTCTATAATTTTAGACTCAACTCTTGTTACATCAAGAGAATCTGTTGCTGATAATGATAGAGCTACTGTTAATGGTCCAGCATCTGTTGTAGCAGTGCTAGCGTTTGATGTTAGACTAAATGTTGGCTTTATTATTCCCATTACTATTGTTTTTTAATATTTATAATTATACGATCTTGTCGTTTTTCTACAATTAAGATAATCACATGGAAGAATAGATATTTACTATTTTCTCCCGTATTATAAATATAGAACCTCAGCGTCCCCCCTACCCCCCTACCCACCCCCACCCCTACTAAAAGCTCAATCCCCCAACCGGGTCCCCCTTCGTTTATCCATTTACCCTCTATCGTTTTGGCCTTTTCCTTTATTACCATTATATATTTTATATTTCCTCACTCTCACAAACTTAATACACTATCAATTAGATAATAGTATTGTAATTAATTTTAATATATACTACTATGATAATAACTATAATAACAATAAAAGTAATTGATTTAATAATTAAAAATGTAATTGAAAAGTAAATCACATAGTGAATACATTAATAAATAGATAATAATAATATAATAAATAACTAATTAAATATAATAATATGACTTTAAAAAGATTTGTAATAAGAAAGTCCTTAATAGGCAAGAACGAAGTAATAACATTCACAAACAAGAAAGGTGAAGTAGTAAAGTATAATCACGACGATGTGTATAATGCTCACAAAGAAAGATTCGAAAATATGAATTGTTTCGCTAAGTACAAAAGCTACACGAATAGTAACGCTATGCCAGCATTTTGCCGAGACTTACAAATAAAGTAATATCTCGGTAAATAATAGTGTGACAATTGCCTGTTATTAATATAACTTATAATGCTAATGTCACATAAATTATAATTGTAAGCAAAGAGAAGTGGCGGAGTAACTGTTAACTAAAATTATAAGTAAAACAAATAACATACTTTTACACAAACTAATAACGACAACTAATAGATAATAATAATATGGAATTTATAATACTAATAACAATAGCAATAATAGTAAGAATCGCCGAGTATGGTGCTAAAGTAAAATAATATGATAGATTTAAAAACATTAGACTTACAACAACTTAATTTAATTCTTCACAACATGAAGATATATGGTGTAAGTAAAGAAAAGCAAGATAAAGTAATTGAAGAAATAAATAAACGTAATAAATAAAAGAGTGTGAACTATGTTAATAAACTGTAAGAAATGTGGAAAAGATGTTGGTAACAATGTTACTCAAATGTGGATAAATGAATTAATCTTAAGTGGTAAAACATACATTCACTCTGATGGTACTGAAGCAAAGTACAAAAAAGTAACAACTAAATGTAAATGTGTATGAAAAATAAATTTTTAATAATAAGTTTAGCAATGAGTGGATTTGCATTTAGTCAAAGTGTAGATTCAACATGCGTAGCAATAACAAGTAAAGGTTTGAATTGTAAAATAAAGGTGAATATCGATACTACTAATTTGTGTCATCACCATAAAAACAAAACAGTTAACTATGTAAAATCAGTAGTTTGTAATGCTTTGACTACTAAAAATACTAACTGTAAACTTAAAACAAAGCATACAAGTAAGAAGTGTCATCACCATCGTGATTAACACAAACTAAAAACGAACACTTGTAGATAATAATAATGTAACTAAAACGAATTAATAACTAATAAAATTAAATAATTATGGCAAACGTAATTCAATCAAAGAGATTTGTAGTAAGACAATCTCTTGTCGGAAAAGGTGCTAAAATCCAAGTAACTTTTAAAAATGGTAACGAAGTAACTTACTCTCATGATAAAGTATACAACTTGTTAAAAGATAAGTTAGAAGCAATGGCTTGTTTTCAAAAGTATAAATCATACACTGCTACAAATAATATACCAGTAGTGTTAAGAGACAAAGATATATCCTAATGAATAAGCTAAAGTTTGACCACTTCGCAATATTCCAAGTGGTTTTCAAAGTGATTTATATACTTAGTGGCTTCCTTATATTCGGTATATTAATAAGTAATGCCACTAGCTCGTGGAACAGCGATAAAGTAAGTCACGAAAAAGTCATAGAACATCCATTTGTGCAAATAGATTGTATGAATTGTGACGAAATAGATTAAGTTATACAAAACCACTGACGAAGTGCTGAGTAATCAGTGGTAACTTGAGACGTAGTTGAGCAGCGTTTAGCGTCTTATAAAAAATGCGAACGGCAAGGTGATAAGGGTTAAAGTGAGTTCGATTCTCACCATCACCACTAAAATATAAATTATGGTAGAAGAAGTAATGAGAAACTCCTATGACGTAGTTGTACGTAACTGGAATAAATCAGTGATGAAAGACTTAATAGAAGATCGAGATACTATTTGTGAAAGTATTGATACTATGATAAGTTTTTTTGAAGAAACTGAAGAATATGAAAAGTGTTGGAAGTTGCTGTGTATTAAAAATGATATAACAGCGGAGTATTTAACTAAAAAATTAATAAAAAATGCCTTACGATAAATTAACAGATGAAGAGTACAATCAAGAACAGCATGACTATTATGCTAGTTACTTAGAAGATATGGTAGATTGTCACATAAATGGTTGAGTAGCTTAACTGGATAAAGCAACAGCCTTCTAAGCTGTAGAGTGTGGGTTCGAGTCCCACCTCAATCACAATTTAAATACGAATTGGTAAAGATAATATAATTATGAAAATACGACGAAAAGACATAAAAACAAGAGATCCTTATTGGAAATTAGCGTCATTTAAGCGTATTCATAAGAGTAAAAAAACTTATACTAGAAAGAAAAAGCATAAGAATAATGAGTAAATTAAAAACAATAACAGTATTGGACTATGAAAGTGGCAAAGTAACTCAATATAACATTGACAAGTGGGACATAGAATATGAATCTATAGAGAGTTTTATCTCAACTCAAGGTCATGGAATTAGTAATTGTCACTGGATGGTACACGAAGATGCTACAATTTATGTAAAATAATATGGAAAAAGTAAAAACAATGC